AAAACTAAGCTAGGATCAAAGTTAGCACCGTTGCTAAAGTCGATAAAACAGCTAAAAACAGCGCCAGTACTCATATAGCGCTAACGATTAAATCATTACCTGTTCGCTGTGTCTGGTAGACAGCATCCGTTACCGCAGCTACTAGGTCATTTTGTGATAGTAAAGATCCTTCTATATTTACGTTTACTGTTATGCCTTCATCTTTAGCTCTAAACCCTGCAGGATCAAAAAACGATGGCGTAGCCATACCTCTAGCGCTGCGGCCTGTCTCCTCAAAATACCTAGACGATGATACGTCAAAATTAGATGGTACTGAGGTATCATCAAATAAATTACGTAATGAGCTACTTTCATTTTCATCAAAAAATCTAAAACTACCTAAATCAGGGACAAAAGGCTTCTTGAAAGGTTCGCCGCCTTGCTCTCCAGGTAAATCAATATAGGGAGGTCTAATGACAGGCGGTAGGAATGGTAGGTCTTTACCTGTATCTTCATCTTTTTTTCTAAATCCACCTGGATCAAAAGTACGAGGTACACCGCCAGTAATACCAGGTATAACAGGCATCGTAATAGTCGCGCCTATATTTATAGTGTACTTACCCTCTATAAGGGCTTTTAGGGCTTTCTTAATATCCTCTAGGTTATCTGTAAATTTAATCTCAGGTTTAAGAGCTGCTAAGGCGTCTATAGATGCTTTATCAGAAGCAAAACCAGCGGTTTTAAGTAGCTGTAAAACCTTTTCTAGGTTCATCGCATCGTCATAGCGTCCCTCAGTAGCAGCCTTTAGAGTTTTTATAGCCTCCTCGTCTGTCTGATAATCTGAAATCTTTAGCGCTGATAATTGCAGTACGCGGTCTCTGTCTGTCTGTGAGAGTTGACGACGTAATGCAGCCTGTAAATTAATCGCATCTATGTCGAACTTAAACTGTATAGAGTTACGTAGTCTTTCAAGATCTGCGCTGCGCTTCTTATCTGCAGCCGCTGCCTTTTCTTTAGCCTGTAATCTTTTAAGATCTGCGGCGCGTCGTTTAGCTAATAATGCCTCAGCCTCAGATAGTTTAAGTAGTTTGGCTCTATCAGATAATTCTTTTTCATATGCCTCGGCTTGTTTCTTTCGCGCGGCATTTTCTTTAGCCATTTTGTCCGCACTAGTCCCCATAACAGGATCTAGTCCTACGAGCCAGTCTAAGCCTGTCAATAAAAGTTTTATTACAGGGTTTTTAGCTAATTCATCTAATTTATTCTGAAAACCCTCAAAGGCTCCGACGGCATTACCTAAAGCTTCTCCTATAGTTGTACCGAGAGCGATCATCTTGCTCTGGAATTCCTCAACGCTTACGCCTGAGTCCTCTAAGCCCTGTATAAATCCTTTACCTAAGGCTACCTGCGCCTCCTCAAAACCTACTTTTATCTTTTCTAATTTATCTGCAAAAGTATCAGCCTGACGAGTACCGAATTCTCCCTGTAAACGCGCTAATAATTCTGCGAACGTTTTACCTTCTACGTCAGCCTTCTCAAAACCTATACGTAGTCTTACGAGAGCGTTATAGTCACCTACAAAAGCGCGAGATAAAGCGTTAGTCACCTGCTCTAGCTCTAAACCCTTACGACCACTTATCTCAACTGCTAGCCCTAGTAATTTTTGAGCATCTGTTAAAGTGTAAGTCGTAGCTACTAATTTCTGTAGAGATGGTATTAATTTATCCTGCGATGTACCAGTAGCTAAGGCTAGACTACGTGTAAAATCTGTAGCTAAAGAGGTAGCGAAAGCAATACCTAATGTGTTTAATTCAGATTCTAATCTACGCGTGGATTTCTCTAGCTCTGCAAATTGTTGTGTACTCTTTTTTACAAAAGTGACTAGAGCAGTAGTAGTTAAGGCTACGCCTAAAGCTTTACCAAACTTCTGCAGGCTTTTTACAGATTTCTTAGTATTTTTATCTAGATCCTTAAAACCTTTATCTTTAAGCCTAGTGATAAAGTCAACCGCAACCTCTTTACGCGCCATAACCATTATTTAGTCCCCTTAACGAACTTAAATAATCTAGTGTTTATTACGTTAGCTATTTCTCGTCGCACTTTGTCGCCTAACTGCGCCTCTGCTCTATATATAAGGCGATAAGGATTACCAGCCACTTTAGGAAATAATACTCTAAAGTCCTCTGGAGCTTTATAGTTACGCGATACGTTTTTAGTCTTTTTACGAGATGACTCTTTACCTGCTCCTGCTAATTCATAAATAGCACCGCCTGGCGCACTATTTACTAGAGCTAAAGCTGCTACCGCTACTTTATTATAGCCAAAAGGTACTTTATTTTTAGTCGTACGTCGTATTTTTATACCTCTAGTTACTACGTCAGCCTGCCACGTCCATCGCAGAGGATCTCTAGATCTATGTATTTTATCGTCTATCCACGCAGGCGTAGAGTAAGTAGGTGGCTCCTGTTGAAATACGTCCCTGCCTTTATATTGCACGCTACCAGGTACGAAAGTTTTAGCTAAGTCGCTCATAGGCTTAACAGCTTCTTTGAGACCTTTATCAAAATCTTTACGTAGTTGCGGACTAATTTCTTTTAGCTGTTTTATTAATTCTGCAAAATCATCGATAAGGATGGACTCACTAGCTCTAGCCACTAGCGCCTCCTTTTCATCGTGCGCGGTGTATTACGCGCCTGAGCCTGCTCCTGCAGGATAAACTTTATCGCTGCATATATAGCAGGGTCGCATTTTAGTAACTCATTAGGTGAGATACTTGTCGCTACCGACACAGCTGCGACCTCCCATATGTCGCCGCGTCGGTCTATCCATTTTTTGAGTCAAAAACAAAATCTACGTCTTTATACTGATTCAAGAAATCGTCATCTAATGCCGCTGTAGTTTCACCCTTAGCGGTTATTAAATAATGCGCGAACCACCATAGATCACTTTCACGCTGATCCTCAATTAGTCGCTTACGCCATCCAGTCTTGAAGTGACTCTCGAAAGCCACCTTAGCCGCTGGCGTAAGCTCGTAATTTACCTCTTTACCGTCTTTTTTAGTTACTTTAATTAATTGCGTAGCCATTTATGTCCCCTATTCTAGTTAATTAAGATGTAGCTTTAGTTAGAGCAGTTACTGGAAGCGTAATAGATGCAGTCATTGGAGCATCGATAGAGCCGTTAATTGGCTGCCATTGTGCTACCAATACAGACATAGAATAGCGAGGGTTAGTCGCTGTAACAGTGCCTGAGACTGGGATTAGCTGAATAGCTAATTTTGTACCTAGTGCATCCTCAAAAATTGAGTTTACGCTAGATGCAGCAAAATCGTTAAACACCTCTAAAGTTACGCTAGGACGTTCAATACCACCGATTAGGTTTTGTACTGAATCAGTCATAGCCGTAATTTCTACGGCGTCAATTTCTCGCGACAGGCTGACCGCGCTAACGAAAGTGGTAATAGTTGTAGTGCCTGCGACTACAGCTACTTTATTACCCATAAAGATCGCCATTTATTTCTCCTTTTATTTAGCCGATCAATTCGACATTATACCGATACGCAAGGTAGTCGATACTAGCCACCTGTACAGATCCAGCGGTAGCGGATGTTACTCGCAGGGTTTGGACAGCGCCGCTAAGTGTTGCATCTGCCTCGATCGCGGCTTTTACCGAGGTAGAACCTGTTGACGCTAGATAACCGTCTAGCTTTGTCTGTCCAGCTGACTCGCTCATACGTCCTACAATTAAAAGTATTGTACAGGTAGCGTTATCAAAACCACGATTAAAGGTGGCGTCAAAATTGAGATCTAACTGACCTACTACTGCACCTGGGACGTTAACAGAGTCTGGAATATAATCGTAAGTCTTTAAGCCTGTAATAGTTGCTAGTCGCGTTTTAAGATTAGCGCGTACTGTCGATGGAACCATTAAGCTACGACCTCTTTTTTATAAGCTCTTACCATCGCAGTAACGTCTCGACCTAGAGGACTCATACGAACAGCTCCTAAATCTCCTAGACCTAAGATGCCGCCTGGAGAGTCTTTACGCTTATATAAGTCAGCTGTAAGTATCTGACAGGCTGTCTCTATGTCATCTGGGACGCTAGGCCATCCCCATCTAGCAGTAACCTCAACACCTGGACGCAGACCATTACTAAAGAGTCCAGGGAATATAGGCCAGACATAAGTAGTGTTAACCATTGTCAGCTGAGTAAAAGGTCTACCTAAAGATGAGGCCGTAAGTGGATCTAGTAAGAAATCTGTATCCACCGTTAGCGTGGTCTCAAAGACGCCATCTCCATCGTCGTCTATCTTAACTACGAGACTGCTAGACGTTCCAATATCATCGACGTAAGTAAATAGCTCACTATAAGCGCGATATTTACGCGCCGAGGCAGTGCTATCTAAATAAAAACGTCTATTAGCTATGCGATCAATACTGCGAGAGGCAGACTCAATAAGTCCCTCTAATAATGTATCGTCTGAGCTATCTGTAATACTTAAAAAAGTTTTCATCGCGTTAAGCGTCGTGTAACCGTTAGTTATAGCCATCCAGGAGCCTCATCGTCAATAGGGACAGGTATTTTCGAGAATAGGTCATTACTAAAGTGTTTTCTAATATCACTCATAGCACGCCCCTTAGATCCTGGATGGTTATAACCACTGGGAGGCCGTAGCCCCCCAGATGGTTTTATTAGCACTAGAAGCTAGGTGTACCTAATCCAGTTCCGTTAATTTGTGCGAACGCTTTAGGATAACGTAGAGAGGTATACGCGAACATACCGTACATAACGATATTTAGCGCGACCTTTCCATTTGGTTCCTCGAACGTAACATATGTCGGACTACCAGTCTCCTCGAATAGGTGAGACTCGTTGAGGTCGACGATATGGATAGTGTCTTGGTTAGTACCAGTTCCAGCCGCAGTAGTGATATTTGCGTCTGTGATGACTGGTAGACCGAGAATTGAATAACCTGAGTTATTACCGTAGTTAGGGTATCCCTCACCTGAGCCAATGGCATTTACAGGATTATACGCAGTCGGTACGACTAGCGGACGACTCTGACCATCTAGACCAGCAAGTAGGAAACCTAAACGACGTGGATGCATAATAATCGCGTTAGGTGATGCGTAGATATTGCTCTGAATTTGTTGAATCGCATCTGCGAGCTTTGGATATAGACCTGCGACTGTACCAGTGGTAGCAGTGTAGGTTACTAAGATTCCTGTAGTCATATTTTGGATTCCTAGAGGTTGTCCATTAGATCCAGTTCCATTAAGGAGCAAGTTATCTAGCTCTGTGTGATATGCACGCATCAAGTCAGTCAATACGATCGACTCTAGGTTATATCCACGTAGTAGAGCTTGCTTGGAAACGCTGTTTTGACCTGCAACAGTATTTACGTTAATTGTAAGTGTACTGTCCTGAGGATCTGTAGATACAGCCGCTGTGTTTTGTGAAGTTTGAGCGGCGACGCCTGTACCAGTGCCAATTAGAGACAGCACGACCGACATACCCTGCGGTGGCAGCGTGTGACGACGTGATGCATCTGCGAACGGACGACCAGCGCGTAGCTTAGGAGCGTATAGATCTACTAAATACTGTGGTACTACTAGACCGCCAAAATTGGAGGTTCCAGCTGCGCGATACTCTACGTTCATCTCTTGTTGATGGCGGCGAATACGATCCGCTGCATCTACGTCAGTGTTGAAATGAGCTTTAACAGCATCACTTAGGAAGCTGTACTCGCTGCGCTGTGAATATGTAATAGGTTCGCTAACTACTTTAATAGCTTCGCGCTTTTCGCTAGCTGGCTTTGTGCTATCTACCTTAGCGGCTAGATCTGCAGCTTTAGCGTTACGTAGTTCCATATCTGAAATCTGCTCGATTCTTTCGTCGAGCTTCTTTACTTCTAAATTGAGAGCTTCAATATTAGCTAGCTCTACTTCTGTCACGTCGCGAGTTTCATCTGCGGCGCGGTCTACGATCGTCTGGATCATAGAGGTCTTGGTCTCGCGCTTTTCGCGTAGACCGTCTAAAAAGTTATTTCCCACGTTTTACTCTCCTAGAATAAAAGTTAATTATTTGTCGTAGAGGTGTCGATCTGTAACGTGGCGAGGTGTCGCATTATGCGAGGTGTCGCACCTGTTAAATCGAGGTGTCTTACTCT